AAACACATAGGTGTTGCCACGCACCAAGGTCAGAGTAGGGTTGGGTGAGTAATCTACATTCCAGGAGCTGAGATCATTGTTGGTCACACGGAAGTTTTCAGTCTCCTTGGTGTTTTGTGCCACCTGGAATGTGTAGGTTCCACCACGCACCAAGGTTATTGCAGGATTGTTGCCGGCTACTCCGCTGAACGTATACACACCATTGGATCTATCAACCACAAAGTTGTCGGTCTCTGGCACTGTGGAAGCAGACACATCCACTGACAAGGGTCCGCCTGGCAACCAGTAGTACTGAGCATAGTTCACAAACTTGTCTAGATCGACAAAGGGATCCCAGGCATAATAATCGCTGGTGTAAAGTCTGTCAGCATTGTTTACAAAGGCACCTTGTGTTTGTAGTGCGTCGTTGATACCAGGATATGTGATGGCATCCACCACCTGACTGGTATTCTCAGGATTGACCTGCACCACGCCAGGTTCCAACTGATAGTCTGTGCGGGTCTTGGTGGGCTCGGTAACATAACTGTCATTGGCATTTACTCCGGGACCAATCCTGCGGCCAACAAATCCTTGAGATTGCACATAGCGCGGATCCTGGATCAGTTGATCCAGGGTGGCACTCAAAAACTGTTCGTTGATGGGTGTTTTAAATATTTCTGGCAGGAAGTCAACACTGCGAACTTGCTTGGCCATCAGTAGCTGCCTCCGCCGCCACCACTGCTGTAGGAGCCGGCACCTCCGGAACTGGTGCCACCTGAGCTGGATCCACTGCTGGAGGTGCCGGCATTGCTGACCGTGCTGGTGGTCTGTGCTGCCAACAGGACGTTGAGTCCGCTGACTTGAGATGTGCTTCGTAGATTGGTTGTGGTCAGGGCTGTGATCACTTCCACATCGTTGACTGTGGCGCCATTCACAAAGATCTGATTGGGTGCTGAACGTATTTCATAAAGATCGCCAAAACTCTGACCTTCGGACAAGGGCACCAAGACCACTGAGCTGACCACACCACCAATGTTCTGATGCAGATAGGCTGCAAGTTCGCTAAAGAAGAAAGTGTCACCAAAGTTCCAGTTTTCAAGATTAAAATAGGCATTCATGTTGGCCACTACGAGATTCTTTATGGTGCTGACACTGGCAGTGCTGTTGGGCGCACGTATGACCTTGATGGTGGCACGCAAGGCTGGGTCGGCTTTTTGTCCAAACAAGGGCTGGAAGTCCACGGTGTTCAAGATCATGTTGTCTGATATCATCTTGTAGTTCTGCAGTCCTTGATAAGCAGTGGTCAAGTCGTCAATGGTGGGTGGTGTGGGTTCTGTGACCACTCCTGTGGTGTCCTGCAACCAGTTGATGTAGGCAGTGTAGTAGGCATTGGTAACAATGTACACGTCAATGATGTTGGTGCTGCCAGGATCAATGCGGCTGGTCAGTGGACTGTTGTGTCTGTACTGGAAATACAAGTCTTGTCGGCCAACACGGGCTAGATAGTCTTGTGTTGGGGTCAAGACAGGATTGTCCAGGCTGTCCACACTGAGTACATAAAATGTGCCGGCACTGTAGTTGATGGGGGTGACATTGTTGGGATTGTAGGCATAAAACACCTGGCCAGTCACAAACTGTGACTGCACGGCCTGTATGGCGGCCAAGGTTGGATAGTCGCTGTTGACAATTCCAGCTTCAATCAGCAGATACCGTTGTAGGTTGTCAAAGTCCTGGGTCAGCTGGAAAAACACCAGTTTGTCATTGGCATCCACTGCAGGAGCCACGATGTCATCAAAGAAATCTGGGTTAACCGGTGTGAGATTGTCGGCTCGGGCATAACTTACCACCACTTGGAAATCATCCACTAGTCCATCACTGAGCACAGGTTGATCTATAATGGTCAATATATTGTCAGACCCCATGGGGTTGGCCGTGTCCGGTTGGCTGTTGACCTTGAGCACATTGATATAGTCACGGATCACTGTACCAGTCCTGCTGTCATAGATGGGATCACTGGTGTAGAAGAAAAATCTAGTCTGTAGCACACTGCCAAAATAGTATTCCAGACTGCGACTGACCACGGTATAGGTGGCTCCATCATAGGTGGCCTGTATCAACCAGGATGCATCAGCATTGGTTCCAGAGGTGCTTTGTGCATTGGTCTGACTGAAGCTGGCATTGATGGCCAAGTTGCTGGCCGTGATCACATACCAGGTGTCGGTAAGGTTGTTGTAGCCCAGACCAAAGTTCTGATTCAATGAAATCTGCGCCACCACGCTTTGTTGCACTGTGATGGGTATGTCTGTGGTAAACACCGGGATGACCTGGGTGGGTATGGCACCTGTGGGCACAAAGTTGTTCAACACAACTGGTCCTTCTCCGGATGGCAAGTTGCCCAGTCCTTGACCAGTGCCGGCCAAGTAAACAGCCAAGGGACTGGCCCAGACAGTGAGTTTTTCGTCGGGATTGGTTGGTTGTCCCAGCACCAAGCGATTGGTGGCATCAAAAAAGTAGCCAGTGGGCGCGGCAAACTCGACCAGGCTGCCTTCGGTGATGTAGCGACCGTTGTTGCTGGCATAGGTACCTATGGCCACAGGATTGCCTAGGTCGTTTTCAAAATAGCCAGTGGTCTCGTTGGTGATGCTGGTGCTTTGATTCCAGGCATAGTTCAACACCGACAGCGAGGGTCTAGGGAAGTTGGCATAATAAAACTGTTGTAGACCTGCCCGCAGGGCCAAGGGATTGATCTGATTGATCACGGCATCTGAAATGTCGTTGGATGTGAGCCAACTGAACTGGAATGAATATAGATTGTTGCTTTCATACAAGGCCCCATCGCTGGCCACTATGTCAGTGCTGCTGTATTTGCCAGTGGGATCCACCAGATCCAGATAACGGCTGGTGCCGATGCTGGCACGATTTATGGCTGTGCTTTTGAGTATGCTGGTGTACTGAGTATATGGAAAGTTGTTGTAGTCTTCGCCATTGACCATGCGATTCTGCGTGTAGTACTGTGCCGGTGCACGCTGTTTGATTTCTTGTATGGTTTCGCGGGCCTGTGCATTGGTCACTGGTTCAGTGATGCCACAGGTAAATGTTATGGTCTCAATCTGTCCAGTACGGCTCACATAGCTGATGGGCACGCTGACACTCTGCATCTCCACGGGATTAATGGTATAGGTCAGGCCATTGGAAGCACGCACATAGGCACGGTAGGTGCCCACAGGTATAGTGGCAAACACTCCATCACCAAAGTTTAGAGTGATCTGGTCATTGGTTCGGCTGCTTACGCTGTAGATGTTGCGTGTGCCCGGTGCCAGTTGTTCCACAGCAGCCGCATACACACTTTGTACTTTTTCCCACAGGGTGCCCACGTTGCCTAGGTCATCTAACTGATACAACCAAACATCCGAGTTGTTGATGCCTTCGATGTTGATGCCCACGGCACGATTTGTTATACGTTCGGCCAGATTGAAATCTTGATTTTGCAACACGCCTTGTTTGAACAGGAAGAAAAATCCTGTGTTGCCACTGAGGAAGCCCTGCTGATCGTTGCGGAACAGCACATTGAACTGGCCGTCGGGCAAGGGCGCAGGTTCATACACAAAATCTTCACCGGCCGACGTGGACGTGACCACTTCAAACGGCATGTTCACAGTGTCTATGGTGGCTGTGTAGGGAATCACAGGCAGGAAGCCGGGCACGAGATTGATGGTGTATTCCTGGGTGTCTATGCCCAAGATGTTCTGCCGGTTGCCGGGATTGCCAAACCTCTGTGTGTTGACCAAGGCCGCATTGAGTATGGTGGTAAACTGTTCTTGCCAGTCCAGATTTGTGGGATCAGCCCAGTTGACCGTGATGTTGGCCAGATTGATGCCGTTGTAGTCCACAACGTTTTCTGTGGTGCTGACACCGAATACCTTGAGATATCCCTGTGCTTCGATGTTGCGCTTGGGTGTATAGCTGACCAGGTTGGCCAGGCGTACCACGCTGTCACGCCGTTCGGCTGTGTCTAGGTAGTTTTCTCGGGTGTTGAGGTCGGTGCGGAAGGCCAGACTCTGACCCATAAAGGCCATGACATCCAGCAAGGCTATAAACTCTGAACTTTCAATGTAGTCGTTGAAAGTTTCTGGATAATACACACGCAAGTAGTCTATGAAACTCTTGCGCAGGGTTTCAAAGTCATAGCTCTGGAAGTCAGCTTCTTGATAGGTCTGGTATATGCGTTTCCAGTCTTCTACCCCAAATATTGCTGTTTGTCTCGACGTTGTGGCCATAAATGTTCCCAGTTCTAGTATTTAGTTTGGCAATAAACTGGGCCGTTAAACGTAGGTGGCTATGCGTTGTTGTTGATCAAAAAAGATGCTTAATTGTTGGGCTGTGGTACTGGGTACCACGGCCAGACCCAGCTGTATCAAGATGCCGTTTTCCTGCGGAAACATCTGCATGCCACTGATGAATACTCTAGGATCTCCGGCACACACCCGCTGTATTTCCTGTTGCAGTAGTGCCTGTGTTTCCTGTGTCTGTTGTTCAAACAAATAGTTCCAGATCACGGTACCATATCCTGGACGACCCACCAGTTCGCCTTGACGTATGTTGAATGCGTTCAAGAGGTCAATCTTGATCAGGTCAAAGTCCACGGCTGTGAACTTTTTGTTTTGATCAATGGTGCTGAATCCTATGAAAGTGGGCATGTGGTATTTACCGGCTAGATCACTGTGCCTGCTGCAGGATTAAACACCGTGGTGGCAGATCTGGCCAAGGTAGTGGCCTGTTGTTGCGCCGACCCCGACAAGGCCGTGACCTGTGCGGTGATGCCGCCTAGACTGCTGCCTATGGCATTTTGAACACCACCCAACAGTCGACTGCCTTGTCCCTTTATGTCTTTGAGTATGGTTTGTGCCTGACCTATGTCCAGGGCCGCGGCTATGCTGGATGAATCTGGCAGATTGGCACCCAGACTGGGCACAGGTATTTTGTTGCTGCCAAACACCTTGACCATGGCCACGTCCACTGTGGCTCGATTCACTGTGCCACTGAATCCGGCGGCCTTCTGCACATTGGCCACCAGACTGTCACCGGTGCCACCCAGCAAACCACTGACGTTGATGTTGGCAAAGTTGCCGGCCAGTCCTTGTGCTTGACCCAGCAGGGCTGAAGCCTGCCCCTGCAGTTGCCCGGCCAAGGCCGTGGCCTTGCCTGTGAGTTGCCCGGCCAAGCCCGACACACTGGGCAAACTGTTAGTTAAACTGCTGAGACTGAGATTGCCCACACTGCCCAGACTGCCCAGACTGCCGGTCAGGTTGCTGGCCGCAGATGTGGCAAACTGTGAAGCCTTGCCCAGGCTGTTCATGGCCGACTGCACCGAAGCCAGATTGGGCGTGATGCCCGAAGTCAATGAGCCCAGGCTGGGCAAGGATGACAAGCCAGGCAACGATCCAATGCCGGTTATGCTGGTCAGGTTGCTGGTCAGGTTGCTGATCGATGGCAAGCTCTCTGCCCACTGTGCTGTGAGTTGTGTGCCAAACTTGCTGGCATTGGCCACCAAGCTGCCGACCTGACTGTTCACGCTGTTGGTCACAGCAGATGTGACTGCAGTCAATGGAGATGCGCCACCAGTAAACACCACACCTCTCACAGCACTTATGGCCTGAGACACTGGCGTGGTGATCACACCTGCGGCCTGCAGACTGGAGTAGCCTGTGGTCATCAGCGTGGCCTGGGCCGTGTTTTGTGCATCTTGGCTGAACAAGAAGTCCGTAGCTGACCCAATGCCCTGACGACCAGTCCAGATACCCGGGGCCGATAACACCGCGGTGAGATCACTGTTGCCGTTTTGTATAAACTGTTGCCAGGTACCGGGTTTGACATAACCGGCCTGTTCCAGTTGCTGACACGACAGTCCGTATCGCCCAACACCTTTGTCATTGGTGATTACCGTGGCCGGTTGGTCCACTGTGTTGCTTATCTGGGCCATGATGGCCTGTGTTTGATCCCCAGTCAAGTTGCCAATGGCCGGAGCAGTAAATCCTGTTTGGCCAATTTCGGCAATGTCAGCCTGTGTCACTGGGTTGTCCAGGGCCACATCTAGCAAAGGCGGAATGTTGGTCACTGTGGGCAGGCCATTGATGATGGACAAGATGACCACGTCGTCCACACCGGCTGTGCCACGATCCAAGCGACTGAGCTCAAACTTGACTGCAGCCGATGTTGTGCCAGTGATACTCTGTCCGGGCTCGAACCCAACCAAGGCACCAGAGGCCACCTGGCTGTAGAATATAAAATCAGCCTGGGTCTGTGTGGTATCTGCGGGCGCCTGCATGGCAAAGTTGGCACCGGATGGCAAGGTATATTTAAACTGGCTCATGTGGCTGTAATGGTCACTCCAGCTGGAACTGGTGGAGCTTCTGGCGGAGGTGTGGGGTCTGGGCTGGCCAGTTTGACTGCTGTGCTGTCACCTTGATTGTGATAGGGATAAGGCTCATGTGTGGGCGCACGGGTCACTATGCTTTCGGTGCCGGTGGGATTGACCACCCAGCCCAGGGTATTGTTGAACGACACACTGGGCAACAGATATTTGGTCAGGCCCTTGGGTGTCGGCACTTCGATCCTGGGTCCACCATTGAGCTGTATCTGG